TTACGGACTTAGGTGATCCAGGACTGCGGGCAGGACAGCGTACAGCCATTGAAACCACCGCACCAGCTCGTCCACGAGCAGCGTCGTCACGGGCATCCCGCGCCCTACGTCGATGATGAATAACACGAGCAGCGCCATGGCGACGACACCCATGATGAGGCGCAACACCGGCAGGGCGAGGGCGACAAGCAACAGCGCGATGAATGCAAGCACGAGCGGGCCGACGATCATTCTGCCTTCCCTCGGCCCAGCAGGAAGCGGATGCCGGCCAGGATGAGAAAGACGGCCATGACCAGCCACAGGATGCCGCGCAGCAAGAAGTCGGTGACGTTGAGGGTCAGCGAGAGGGTGGCCAGGGCGAGGATGAAGAACAGGAGGGGGAGCATAGCGTTAGGTGTCCTTCTCAGCGCGGGCAGCCTGGTAGCTCGACCAGTGGCCGACGATATTGGCATATATCGAGATGAGCAGGACCCATAGAATGCTCTCCTTCCACCAGAGGAGCGTGGGCGGGATGAGCGCGATCCACGCCCCCATGAGCGCGAGGTGGACTTTCTTGGCCACGGCTGGCTGGTTGAACCTGGTGATGTCCAGCATCAGAAGCGGATGAACCCGAGGACGTAGAGCACGATGGCGATGCCCAGGACGAGGTAGAGGCCCCGGCGCAGGGTGTAGTCCTCAGCGAACATGTCGATGAGGTATTTGCCGACGGCCCCGATGACCACGGCGATCAAGAGAGTGATGAGTAAACCCATACAAATACAGATCCTTTCGTAGGTGTTATTTTCTGCGATAGATGAGCCAGAGGCTGATGGCAGCGAGGAGCATGCCCAGGCCATTCAATAGGGCGACGACGCCCCGGAATGATTGGAGGACGGGCGAACACGACTGGGCAAGGCACCACGTGTAGGTCCCGGTGGCGACGACGACGAAGGCGTAGGCGACGCCGATGGTCAAGAGCGAGTAGCGCACCAGGCGCAAGTTGTCCCGCACCCGCGCCTCGCGGATCATCAGCGGCACCACCGAGAGCATCAGCACCAGGGCGACGACGCGCAGGCCCACCGAGGAGAGAAAGTACCAGGCTTCAGGGAAGGTCGTGAGGAGGGAATTAAACATCTTTGCGTCCGGCGGCCACGGCGATGCGATAGGCGGCGCTGTTGCGCAGCACATCGTTGAGCTTCTCGATGCTGTCCGCCGTCTGAACAGCCTTCCGGTCTAGCTCCATTTTAAGCTGTCGCGCCTCGCGCTCGCGGGCTTTGCGGCGGCCGATCAGCGCGCGTATCCGGGCAATGATCATGGGTTCCTCCGCTGGAGCATGGTGAGCGTCATCTCCACGGTGTTGTTGATTTCGCCCAGCGGGCCGATGACTTTCTCGTTGGTTTCCTTCAGGTCGGCCACCCACTTGTCCCGCAGTTCGCCGTTCTCCTTCCAGAGCCGCCAGTTGACGTAGAGCGAGAGGAGCAGGACGGCCCCGAGCAGGCCTTGGTCGAGGATGCGGGCGAGCGCCCCGGTGAATGCGACGTCCATAGGGCTCACGGGATGTAGCGGATGTACCCCTCAATTTTCGAGTTGGTCAGGTTCGGGAAGGTGCCGCCATCATTCCCCGCGATTTGGCAGTAGAAGGCGTTCGCCCCGGTCTGGCTGAACGTCCCAGTGAGGGCGACGGGGACCACCCCTTGATTGGTGGTGTTGCCGACCGAATTGATCCAGAAGCTCCAGTTGAGCACGACCGCCGTGGCGGGGATCGCCAGGCTGGAGATGTTGATGACGCCGTTGACTTTGAAGGTGCCGTTCCCCGATCCCCCGACGACCGGCGTGAAGGTGAGGCCTGTGACGGCCGCATCGTTGAGCGCCTTCGAGAGGGTGGCCGATTGCACGACGCCGCTCGGCTTGACGGCCGCGCGCGGGCGCGTGTCGGCGATGTTCCCCGAGTTGACCGAGGAGACGCCGTTGCCGACCGTGACATCGGCCAAGCGAATGTATGGCTTGGTCCCGACAGCGGAGGCGGCGATGTCGCCGCTCGTCGCGGGGCTGGTGTTCGTCGAGCGCACGGCGATGATCTTCAGCCCGTCCGGGTTGTTGACCGAGGCGGAGCCGGCGGCGGTGTCGATGTAGGCGACGATCGCGTCATACCGGGTGCCGCCCGAGGAGTTGGTCCCGATGGTGACGTTGTAGTTGGCGTCGTTCCAGCCGCCGTAGAAGGACCCGTCGGTGCTGTTGATAAAGACGGCGTTGTCATTGGTCGCCGACCCCGAGACCTTGACGGTCATATCGGGGGTGGCCTGGGCGCTAACGGCAAGGGCGGTGGACTCGACGACGCCCGACTGGTTGAAGAGCTTGCCCAGGAAACGAAAGATCCCCTTCTCGTCGGTGGTGCCGCTGGGGAGGTTGACGGCGTAGCGGGCCATCTACGCGCCCTCCGGGGCGGGCGGGGCGATGATGGTCGCCTCGGTGGTGATGGCGAGGTTTGGGTTGGTGTCGATAATGGGCTGGGGTTCGGGCATTCGTTCCTATTATCCCCCACGCTAGCTGACCGTCGCGCTTCCGCCGTTGACGATGTAGCGCCAGAAGCCTTGCAGGTAGATGGTGTGGGCGACGCCACTGCGGTTCTCGACCCAGACGTACTCCTGCACGTCGTTCCCGTCCGAGTTGAGCTGGTCGCGCCAGGCATACCAGCGATAGCCGTAGCCGAGGATGTTGTTCCCCCCGATCTGGTTGGCGGGCGCGATCGCATCCTGGAAGATCGAGCAGTGGAAGGTAGAGAAGACCATCTTGCCAGAGACGTTGTTCATCCGCCAGCGAAAGAGGATGGCCTGGGCGTCGAGAATGGGCACCAAGCTGTGCGCCTCGTAGACGGCCGTCTGCGCGAGGTTGAGCGCGGCGCTCCCCTGCGGCTGGAGGGTGCGCAGCTCCGAGAGCTGGCGCTTGACGTCGTTGATGTCGGCGGCGAGGCGGTCTATCCCTGGTTGGCGGTCGAGGCTGTGGTCGGCGCTCATGGGTCTGAGTCGATTATAGGATCAGGCGTAGCCGAGCTTCAGGCGCACGGTCTCGTTGTCGTCCTCATTGAGCGCCACATCGATCTCATTGATGCGCCAGGTCTGGCCGTCGAGGGGCTTGTAGAGTGAGCCGGCCGAGGCATCGACGGCGATCGGCACACGGTCCCCGACCCAGTAGGCGCCCAAATACGGCTCGATGTTGCCGTCGAGAGTGATCTCCGGGATGACGACCGGGGTGGCCGTCTTACCGATGCGCTCGCCGCCCTTGTCGATCAGCGTCTGGATGACATCGACCGAGGGTTGGTCCTCCAGCGCCTCGCGGCGGCGGTAGGTCGCGATCGCATTGGGGTCGATGACGGAGACGATCGGCTGCTGGTCAAGGCCGTTCCCCTTCCCGCGCACGATGGCGTAGTTGCAGAGTTCGGAGGCGTCCACCGGCAGCGACAACTCCCGGATGTTGCCCGGCCACGAGAAGCGCAGATCGGCCTTCTCCGTCCCCTGGCCGGGGTAATAGACGTTGAAGGTCTTGTCGGGTCCGAAGCTGACGTCGATGGAGTTGTTGCGCGCCGTGAGGTCGATGATCGCGTCGCGGATCGAGGTGGCGAACGGCTGCCAGGTGTCGGTGATGGTGCGGCTGGCCTGGATGACCCCCTCGGTGATGCCGAAGGAGCCGGACGGCCGCGATTGGCTGATCGTGATGAACATCCAGGCGATCTGGCCGATGTCGGTGGCGACGTAGGTCAGCGTGTCGCCGGGCCACAGGAAACGGTCCTTGAACAGGTCGAGGTACCCCACCGCGCGGACCTCCACGGTGCGGCCGTTGGCCGAGAGGGTGGGGAGGAGATATTGAATTTGGCTTCCCACCAGGGCGCGATTGCCGCGACTGATGCGGATGTCGTTGACGCCTGGCTCCAGCAGTTGGCGGACGGATAGCCCAAGGTCGGACGCCAGGTCCTCCAATTGCCCCTGGTCGAAGGAGAGCGAGACCTGCTCGGCGCGGTTGCGGCGCACCGTGAACCGTCGGCTGCGGGCGTGGGGCGAGAGGTCGGCGATGAGCTGATTATTGCCGTCGTAGACCTCAAACCTATAGGCGCTAGACTGCGAACTCCCGCTTGCGGTAATGCCCGTGGGCACATCTAGCCCTTCAGCATAGAGAATATTGCCGTGGGTGTCGGACAGGAACGCTCCGGTTGTATCAACGAGGGGATAGAGCATAAGCTAGAGGCGGGTCGTGAAACCCTCGTACCAGATGTGATCGAGTTTGGTCTTCGCCGTATGGCAGGGGCGGCAAAGAGTTTGGCCGTTTGCAACGTCATGAATTAGCTCTGGGTAAAGAGACAGCGGTCGGATGTGATCGGCCTGTAACGCACTACCCCTTATCCCGCAGTAGCCGCAGGTGTAGTCGTCGCGCTCGTATACCGCCGTACGCCAAGATTTAAGCTCTGCCGTTACTCTCATTGCCGCATTCTTGGGGGTGATCCCACCCTTCCAGAGGTTGCTGTTTGGCCCTGAGTATTTCTCTCTCGTTACTTGTCCTGCCCACGGCCTTTTCTTTCCTGCCTGCGCCTTACGCATATTCTGAATTGCATCCTCGGACGCCTTTGTGCCTCTCATGGCTAAGCCATGACATTTCGTTGAGCAGTATTTCTGTCCTCGGCGGGTGGCTGCCAAAGACAGGGTGAAGGTCTTGCCACAGATGGGGCAAATTGTCTCCGTACGCGGCCTCGTAGCGAGAAAGCAGGCGAGTGAACAATACTTCCGACGATGCGCATGAGATGCTTTAATCTCAAAATCGTTCCCGCATGTGGGACAAGTCTTACGCACGCGGTTTTGTCTCTTCAGTTGATAGGGAGCGACTTTTTTTGGTGTCTTCGGATCCTTGCTGCTGCTTTGGAGGGCATTGATACGGCAAGCATTGGAGCAGTACTTATCCCCATTTGGCCTCTTCGGAAATACAGCGGCTTGAAACTCTTTTTTGCAAGTAGGACATGTTTTAGGAATCAGCATAGCCTATAACCCTAACCACGCGGGCCGGTAGATGATCGTCGCCGTGCCGGTGTTATAGGTGTCGCCCGCGAAGCGCAGCGGGTTATCCCCGGGCGGCAGAGACCAGAAGGTGCTCCCGGCAATCTTGCTGCTCATCTTGTTGGTTTGCCCGAGCAGAATAGTGCGGCGGCGCGTGTTCACAACGAGCGTGTCACCTGCCAAGAGCGTGATATTCAGCCGCAACGACTCGCCTGTCGCGTCATTGGTCAAAACCGGGTTGACCACCGGGCCAGAAATCGTCACGGTCGGGTAGACAGCGGCATTCCCGGCATTCGTGGCGGTGGCAGACCCGCCGCTGGACGCACCAAATGTGATCGGAAACGTCAGCGGGAAGGTCACACCGCCGCTCACCGGCAGCGTCATCGTGACGGACGACTCCGTGCCCGACTCTATGATGTAGTCGCTTGCCTGCAACTGGAGCTGCCAGCGCCCCCAGGTGAGGCCGGGAGAGGCGTAATCCGCCTGGAAGCTCTTGGTGACAACTTCCACCCTATAGGGCGTCCCGGCAAGGTCCGTGAGGTAGAGCGTCCGCGTCTCCGGCACGTTATTGCTGTCCAACTTGAGGCCGACCGCCGCCTGGAGCGCCTGTCGGTTGGCGAGGTAGGCGCTCGGTGTCGCGCCCCGGATCGTACCTTCCAGCGTGATCAGGCGGCCGCCGTAGAGGTTGTGCGCGATTGTCACGCCGTGGGTGCCAGCCCTGGCATACTGGTCCAATCGGACATCCGGGAAGCCAAGCCCCGCGATGGATTTGACCTTACAGGGCAGGTCGATGGTCAGGGAGTGCAGCTGGTAGTCGTCGAGCTGGAGGGCGTACATCAGTTGATCCTCCAGGACAGCTCGCGGGCGAAGGCGGTCAGGTCGATGTCGTTATAGGCATGGAAGTTGTCGATGTGGACGGTCGGCCCGCCCGATTGCAGCAGCGTGCTCGTCTGGTGCGCCGGGATGACCGTGCCGCTCTGGCGTGGCACGACCAGCTCGGGGCCGCGCTCGCCCACCAGATAGGGCGTCCCGGCGGTGATGGGGCCGCCGCTCGCGCGCCCGGTGATGCGCTTCAGGCCCTCGAAGAGCGCTTTATTGAGGTCGTTGTAGGGGTTGAGCGGGTTGACACGCTGGATCTGGTTGAACAGGTCCAGGACCGGCTTGGCGATGTCGTAGAGGTCCTTGAAGAACATGATGGTGCGCGCCCCGGCGATGGCGATGGTGGCGATGGCCGAGCCGGTCTCCTGCAGGGTGCGCAGTATGTAGGCGAGGTCGGTCTTGAACCGCGGCGACTCGACCCAGGCGACGAACCTGCGGCCCAAGTCGTCGAGCGCGGGGATGATGTTGGTGCGGATGAAGTCGCCGAGCTGCACGCGTAACGTCTCCGCGAAGGCGAGGATGCTCCCCTGGTTGCGCGTCACCCAGACGTTGAGCTCGACTAGCTTGTTGCGGAAGGCGTCATAGATCGGGCTGCCGACGGTGGCCAGCAGCAGGTTGCCGGTCTCGACCAGGTTGCCCCAGGCTCCCTCCAGCGTGTTGCTGTTGGCCTCGACTAGGGCGTAGTTGACGCCCGCGCTCTCCAGGGAGGCGTTGAGCTTGTCGGTGAACTGGGTGGTGGTGAAGGTCCCCTCGCGCAAGGCGTCGAAGGTCGGCCCGGCGATGTTGAAGATCTCCCGCAACGACTCGAACTGGCCGTTGTAGGCCTCGGAGAGGGCGCGGATTCCCAGTTGCAGCCGCTCAGACGCAGCGTACTGCTGCACCGCCGGGGAGGAGGCCAGGGCCTCGGCCATACGCACGATCTGCTGCATGTTCCGGAGGTTGCCGCCGGAGAACTGCGCCAGCTGGGCGCCTGCCGCCTGGATGTCGGCGACGTTGAATGGCGAGCGCACGCCCTCCTCGCGGAAGAACTTCTGGAAGTCAGTGAAGATCTGGGAGCCGGTGCGCCCGAGCTTCTGCAACTCCTCGCGGTAGGTGATGACGGCGCGCCGCCCTTCGGCCAGACCGCCACCCCCACCGCCCGCAGACAGTGCCGTGCGCTTGGCGGTTTCTAAATCGGCGTAGGCTTCCTTGATGTCGCGGGTGAAGCGGACTTCGTCGCGCTTGGTTTCTTCCAGAGCCCGGCGTACCTCGGCGATGCGGCGGTTGTTGGTCTGCTGTAATTCGTCGAGATCCTCGTCATACTCGCGCCTGCGGCGATGAAGCTGATCCTGGTGGTCGCGGTCCTCCTTCTCGATGCGGCGCTGAAGGTCGACGACTTTCTTCTCGTTGGCCTGGCGGTAGAGGACGCCGTCCACTAGGAGGCCCTCGTTCTGGGCGTCGGTGATCTGCTGCTGCAAATCGGCCACGCGGTCGGCGTGGTCCTTGGCCAGGTCGTCTAGAGCCTGCTGCTCGTCGCGGGCGCGCTTCTGAATATTGCGCCCGCCGAGGAGGTCGGCCAGTTCGTCATTCAAGTCTTTGGTCTTGCGGGCGAAGTCCTCGAAGCCCTGCGCCTCCCGTTCGCGGATCTCGCGCAGCTGCCGCCCCCAGTTCTCGGTCTGCTTGGTGGTGGCGGTGATGGCCGAGCCGGCGGAGGCGGTGGACGTGCGGATGGACTCGAGCATCGTGGCGGCCTGGCGCCCCGTCGCGTCGAGCGAGTTGTTCATGCCGAAGACGGCCTTGGAGATGCCGCCGAAGATGGCCCCCACCCCGTTGAACAGGGCGAAACCGGCGGCGGCCCCCACCGCGAGTTTGCTCAGGGAGGCGATCCCGGAGGTGGCGGAGGAGACCGCCTTGCCGGTCAGGTCGGTGGCGGTGAGGACGATGTTGACGTTGCGGTCGGCCATAGGGTTAGCGGCGGCGCTGCCTCTCCTCGTGCTGCCGGCGGCGCGCCTCGACCGCCAGCCAGTAGCCGAACGCCTCGGCGGGCTCGTCCTCTAGTTCCTGCTGGGTGAGGCCGAATCGCTCGCGGTAGAGGAGGCCGAGCAACTCGAGCGGGGCGGGGCCGGTGCCCTGGAAATGCCTCTCCAGGGCCTCTAGGCGTTTGGGTCGGGCGTCCCCGTCAGGGTGTCGACGAAGACCTTGACCGCCTCGATGTCGAAGCCGTCGAGATCGTCGGCGGCGAGGTCGAAGGGCTGCCCCTCGTCGTCCACGGCGCGGCCGGAGACGAATTTGGCGCGCAGCAGATCGAGGACCGCCTTGCCGCTCTGGTCGGTCGTGTCGAGGGCGGACAAGTCCTGGAAGGTCAGGGCGCGGAAGGCGATGGTGCAGTCGCGCCACTCCTCCCCGAGGAAGTCGAGCGGGATGGTCTTGAGGCGGGGTTTCAGGCGGGGCATAGGGTTAGTAGCTGTTCTCCATGTTGGTGATGACCAGGCTGAATTGCTTGGATGCGCTGGTCGAGTAGATCGGCTGGAAGGAGACGGATTCTTGCTTCAAGTCGTCCAAGCCTCCTTCACGGCCCCACTCGGAGAAAAAGCCAGGCTCAAAAACAAAACTGATCGACGGGTTGGTCGGGGTGCCGGTGCCGATACTCACATCGCTCCGGGTGAAGGTGATGGACATCGCCTGCTGGGTGGTGCCGAAGACGAGCGCCTTCAAGGTTGTGTCGAGATAGACGCGGCCCAAGCTGATCGAGGTCTCGACGACGCCGGGGTAGTAGTCGGGGCTGGTCGTGCCCAGGGACGGCTCGGTGATCAGGTTGTTGTTGATCGAGAGCGTCAGGCTCTTGACTCTGAGCGCGGTGGCACCGGCGAGGCCGCCGACGGTCGAAGCAATCTTGACCACCACATCCTGCGGGCGGAAGCGGTTCTCGGTCAGGTAGCTGACGGTGTTCGACGCACTGGCCGACTTGCGGGCCAGCCAGGAGGAGGTGAAGCCAGCGTACTGCCCCTGCTCGACGGAAATCTCCAGGGAGTTGAGCATGCCGTAGCCCGCGCGCACGTCCTCATTGCCGTCTTTCAGGGCGAGGGTGTAGGTCGGGAGGGACGCGCCGACAGAGAAGGTGTGGACCCTGGCACCCGTGGCCGTGCCGTGATTGGCGCTGGAGACGGAGCCCATGGCGGCTAAGGCGATGTGCCCGAAGGAGCGGTCGTAAATGAGGCCGTTGAGGTTGCCCTCGGCGCGCTCCATATCGGTGTCGCCTGCAAAAGCACCGTAGCGAGTGCCCAGACCCGACGTGTCGTAGATGCGGTCCACGCGGTCCTCGATGGTCAAATCCATCTGGGGCAGCCAGTGGGTCGCCGCGACAGTCGTGCCGGGGGTGGTTTCCTTGCCGAGGCCAACGGCGCGAGTACGGCCCAAGAGTGGAGGCATTAGCGGTTCTCCTTCTGTAGGTGCTCTAGGTGTTCCTTATTGCGCTCCTCGGCCTCTTCGCGGCTGTCTGCGCGGCAGGAGAAGGAGGTTACGCCCCCCTGATTCGGGAAGAAATAGGTCTCCGCCGTCTCTGGTGCCGGGAGTTCCTCGTGGTGGTTGGGGGTCTCGTGCGGGCGGTCGTTCACTGTATCGTGGTCGTGCTCTTTCATAGTGTCTTTACTCATAAGGTATCCTCGGACGTTTGTGTCGTGACCTGGAAGCGGTAGAAGCGCAAGCCTAAGTCGATATCGAAGCCCCACGCACCGCTCAGTTCCGTGATGGCATAAATCCCGTTATTCAGGGGGGTAGTATCAAGCCACTGGGTCCGCAACTGGGTCCTCACCAGATCCACCAGTCGCCGCATCTTCCCCTCGGCTTCGGGTGAGTCCTGGAAGCTCTCATAGAGGTAGAGGGCGTAGGTTGTGGTGTGGTTGTTAGAGACATTGTCTAACGAAACCTCGGCGTCCTCGACAGGTTGGACCGAGAAAGCTGGGAACGGGGCGTAGAGTTGCTTGATCGGGTAATTGGCTTTCTGTCCCCAGCCACCGGGATAGATGGCCGCGATGTCGAGCGCGTCGAGGAGGTCAAAGAGGGCTTGGCCGATGATCTGGTAGGTGGCGGACATTAGAGGGTGTCGGCAATCTCCTTGACCAGCTTCGTAAACTCCTTGACGGTCAGCTCCTTGATATGCCCCTTATCCATGAGCTTCTCGACGATCTTGAAGGCGACATCGAACTTGCTCTCGCGGTAGACGGTGCGGTTGGAGACATAGCTCGGCCAACCCCAGGGATGGTATTCGAGGGTGTTGACGGCGAGGGTGTTGAAGTCGCCGATGCTGCCGAGCTTGTAGCTGGAGTCGGCGGTCTTGAGCGCGAGGTTGCTGCCATCGTAACTGACTTTCAAGGTTGATGCGTCTGTGTTCATAAGTGCGTCCCTAATGGGGGTAACTCCCCGATTATGTTGATAACTCACGGGCGATGCTCACTGCCGCTTGCTCAAAGTAATTGTTGATCTTGCCTTGGTTGCGCTCGACCGCTCCCTTCATGTAGAAGCGGCCTCGGACGCCCTTCACCGACTTCGTGCGCACCCAGCGCCCGTCCTTCGTCTTGAAGGTCAGGTACTTACCGCTCTTGGCGGTGATGGGGCGCTTGCGCGGGCCGTAAATGCCGGTGCCGGTCTCCTGCGCCTCAGCGTACTTCACGCCCGTACCGACCGAGCCGGAGAGGCGATTGCCGGAGCGCCGCATCGGGGAGACCTGGATGCTCTGGCGCAAGCGGCTCGTGTCCACCGGGGCGAGGCCCTTGGCCGTGCCTTGCAGGCTGATGAGCGACTTGTTGCCCGCCGTCAGGACGTGCTTGGCGGTGATGGAGGGCGCTTGGCGGAAGCGGGCTTGCAGCTCCGGCAGGTTCTTGATCTGGACTTTATACGCGAGCATGGCTTCAAAGGGTTAGCTGCCCCAGAGCGCCTGCGCAACGACGGAGGTGTGGCCCAGCCGGGGCGTGAAGTTCTTACTCACCCCCACGACCAGGTAGGTCTCGGTGTCGTCGGCCTCGCTGACGAGGACGTCTTGCTCCTTGAGGGCGGGCTTGCCGTCGAAGACCATCTGATACGCCTTGGACGTAGGGATGTCTTGGAAAGCAAGGACGTTAGGACCGGCCGGCTGCACGTAGGCCGCGAGGTTGGTCAGGACGTTGGTTGTGCCGCCTCTGGTGACGCTGAAGGCGTGGGTAGCGAGCCTCATGCGACGACGGGCAGCTTGTAGCTGTCCAGGACCTCCAGCGCGTCGCCAGGGATGCTGGCCCCGGACAACTCATACTTCTCGGTGTAGTCGATCGCTCTTACTTCTGAGACGACCTGGCCGCCGTTGATGGCGTCGTTGACCTGCTGGACGAGGATGTTGGTCAGGGCCTGCTTGAGATCGGCGGGCAGCTCGTCGTAGCCGCCGGTGTACGTGACCCGGACAGCCTCATAGCCGTGGCCGAGGAAGTCCCCCGTCTTCACCACGCCATGCACATTCTTGCGGACAGAGCCGGTGTAGGTGTCGTAAGCGTCGGTGGCGTCGTTGTAGGTGCCCACCGTGACAGACTGCGTGGTGTCTACGGGCAGGGCGGAGAGGTAGAAGAGGCTGGTGTAGCGGTCCGGCGAGACGAACTCGGTATAGGCCTGCCTGGCCCAGCCTAAGCGGTTGCAGTAACGGGCGGACCAAGCGAGGACCGCGTTAGCCTTCTTGTCGGCCAGGGCGCGCCCGTCCGGATCTGAAAGGACGCTATTCGTTTCGGCTTCAAAGTCTGTCCAATCGAGCAATGGCATCGGAGCAATAGTTTCTACCCCATTGTATCCTGCTATCTGTGTCGGCTATCCCACGATCAGCGGTGACTCCTGGCTAATCAGCGGCCTGGTGCCCCCGCGAGTGAAGACCGCCTTGCCGCTGGAGCGGGCGATGACGGAGGCTCCGGTCGAGCAAGCGGTGACATGGCGCGCCTTCGAGGTCAGGCGGGAGGCGTTAGGTATGATGCGCGGGACGTTGGGGATAGCGAGGCGGCCGGTCTTTGGGGTGACGAGGGGCTGGGCCGCGTCGTCGTCGGTCAGGATATAGGCGCCATTAGCGTCAGTGATGAGGGAAGAGTCGGTGGAGGCGAGGGGTCGGGTGGGCATAGTCCGATTGTAGCGACGGCTTCTAACTCGCGTCGTCTCGTGGTAGAGTCCCGGCGGGCAGACGCAGCGCACATCATCTTTCCCATGGTTCGACGATCTCTATTCGGGGAGGTGGGCGATGCTGACACCCCTTGGCTGGCGGGTCGTGCTGGCGGTGATCGCTCTGCTGCTGCTCGTGGCGCTGGTGGATCTGTTCGTTGTCACCAGGATGGGGCAGGAATTCTTGTGCGAGCAGGCAGGAATATGCTTTGAAGGGCGCCGGTGAGGAAGATGCGCTCGGTAAGCATAGGCTTGGTGTCACACGAGAGGTTTTGACAACTGAGACCTTCGCCGTTAGACTCTGGAATTAATGAGCTATACGTACACTCTACCGATGCAGTCTAGGGAGAACAGATGGTCACAGTAGAAGAACGAGTCGAGCAACGACACCAACCGATTCTCCATCGTCCTGTAGCCCTCGACCTTTTCTCCGGGGTGGGCGGACTCTCTCTCGGGTTCGAGCAAGCCGGGTTCGATATTGCTACCTCCGTCGAGTACGACCCTGTGCATGCGGCCGTCCACGCCTTCAACTTTCCCTTGACTCGCGTCCTTTGCGCCAATGTCGCCACAATTTCCACCGAGGCGCTCAGGGAGGCTATTCGAGAGGGCATGGTGCGACACAGTCGCTCGGGCTGGGATGGCCAGGTCGATGTCGTCTTCGGTGGCCCCCCTTGCCAGGGCTTCTCCACAATGGGCAAGCGACTCGTCGATGATCCACGCAACCAACTCGTCTTTCACTTCTTCCGTATCGTGCGCGATATTCGCCCGCGCTACTTCGTCATGGAGAATGTTCCAGGGATGCGGGCGGGCGGGCACTCGTCAATCCTTACCAAGCTGGTCGAAGAATTCGAGCAGATCGGCTACCACGTCGTCCAGCCGGTCCGCATCCTGAACGCAGCCGACTATGGCGTCCCGCAGGATCGCCGTCGCCTGATTTTGATCGGTGCCCGTGAGGGAGAGCCGTTGCCAAACTATCCGCAGCCTACTGTTCGGCCAGTTGTGAAGCATGGCGAACCGCGCAAGCCAATGACGGGGGAGCTGCAACTCCAGGACCTGCCGATCGGACCGAGTGTGGCAGACGCGATAAGCGACCTGCCCGATCTCGACCGCTTCGATGAATTGTGGTCCTCGGATGCGGTCTACCTGCCCGATGACGTCTTCGCTCAGATGACGCAACGCGCTAGTCGGTACGCCCGCCGACTTCGCGGTCTCGAAGATGACCCAGCGGACTATTCCTATCCCAGGTGGTGGGATAAGCGACTACTCACCAGTTCGATGAGGACATCACACATCCCACGGTCGGTCGAGCGGTTCAGCAGCACGCTTCCGGGCGAAGTTGAGCCGATCAGCCGATTCTACCGCCTTCATAACAAGGGCCTTTCCAATACCCTCCGAGCAGGTACTGGAAGCGAACGTGGGGCCTTCACTTCACCGCGCCCGATCCACCCGACCTTGCCACGCGTCATCTCGGTGCGCGAAGCTGCTAGGCTTCACTCGTTCCCTGATTGGTTCCGATTCCACGCTACAAAATGGCATGGTATGCGGCAGATCGGCAACGCTGTCCCGCCCCTGCTCGGCCGGGCGATAGCCGGGGTAGTGATTGAGGCGATGGGCGTCCGTCCCACGAAAGTGCACGAGCCTATCCAGATGGGAGATTTGTCCAGCTTGACGCTCGATATGTCTGGGGCGACAATGTACTTCGGCGTCGATAAAGCGGACGTACCGCAGCCACGGGTTCGGCTCTTTCGGGAGGCGTAACAGCTGATGACCGGCGGCGGGAGAGGCGAGAGTTACAACCGCATCATCGAAACTATCTTCTTCGACCATTACACCGAGGGTGACGACTCGGTGACATTCGCGCGTGAAGAGATCGTCACCGTCGCCAACCGACTAGGTATCGATCCTCCAAAGAACCTCGGAGACTTGATCTACTACTTCCGCTATCGCTTTCCCTTACCGAAGTCGATCATCGACAAGGCTCCTCTCGGACAGGAGTGGGTCATCCTCTCAGGCGGCCGCTCTGTCTACCGATTTGTCGGCAGTAGCCGGACCAACATCAGGCCTACCCTGCTCAAGGCCGCAACGAAGATTCCCGACGCAACACCAGGAATTATCGAGAAATACGCCAAGTCGGACGAGCAAGCCCTCCTC